TAACTTTAGAAAACAATTAGGAATAACTGCTAATGATGCCGAAGATTTAAGATTAATCTCAGAATTCTTAAATAAATATGCTGACATTCTAAATGAATATGTAAAATTTACGCCTAGAGGTAATAATACTACTCAAGTTGAGGAATTGGAATTAGAAAGTGAAGAACAAAAACAAAAATCAAGTCAAAAAGAGGAAAAAACACAGAAAAAGAAAGAGAAAAAGAATGTTGAAGACGAATTTTAAAATGTCATAAGTTACGATTTTTTTTATGAGTAGTGATTTCCAGTTTTTGGATAAAGTCAAGTCTCATTCTTTTTTTTACAATCCAAGAGATACAGAAAGAGTTTTAAATATAATTCTCTCTGGAAAGCAAATTGAAGAAAGAAAAAAAATCGAGATTTTAAAAGCTTATAAACGCGGAATTGATCAACAATATTTTCAAAGCTATTTATTATTTAATGATGAAATTAAATTTATTTCGAAAATTACAAGTTTCAAAGTAAAAGATGGTTCAGTAATAGCAAAATTTCAAAATGGATTTACTGGTGAATTTGACCCACATCTTATAGCTGATAATCCTGAAGATTTCTATAATTTGATAACTAGTTATATGTTTGTAAAAATTAGAAAAGGCATAAATGATTGGCATATTTATGATATTTATTCAATTGAGCCACCAAATAATTACGAAATTGCAAAAGAATTATTTGACTTAGCAAATCAAGAACATCAAACATATGCTCTTCTGCTTCAAAGCTTTGGATATGATGTCACGAAAATGGATACAACTGATATATTTCTATTTTTGCCAAGACTATTTCCACTTTTTAAATCTCCAATTACAAAGAGACAGATAAATTATATTGAAATTTCAAATAGAGGAACTGGAAAAACTACAACTTTTATGATTTTACAAGAAGTTTTCAATTTTCGTTATTATACTGAACCACCGACTTATGCCAATTTAGTTTATGATGCTCGTAATAATATGTACGGTGCAGTATTTCTATCGAATGGCTTAATTTTTGATGAAATTCAAACTTGGAAAAATGGATTTTCAGCTAAAGAATTAAATACTATAAATTCAACTCTAAGCACTGGTATAGAAAATTGTATTTGGACTAGAGGCGCTGGAACAGAGTCAAAATCTGCTACTATTCAAAAATGTATTCCAATAATTTACGCTGGAAATCCATACTCTTACACAATTAATAGACTAATGGCTCCAGATGTTGAAGATTATCTACAAAATTACGAAATATTTACATCTGCAATTTTGGATAGAATTCATATTATTCAAATTGCAATTAAAAAAACTTATGATAAAATTATAAATGCTCAAGTATTATATCCTTCAATTTTGAAAGCTTTAATTGAATTAATTCAGCAGAAGATAAATAGTATCAATAATTATGTAAATTGCGAAAATTTAGAATCCAGAAGACAAGAGCAAAGTATTGATATCCAAATTTTATTACAAGCGTTAGATGTTGATTTACAAATTGGAAAAGTGCAAAATGAAGAAGTTTGCAATAAAATAATAAACTTAATGAGATTTTTCAATTTAGGAGAGTGAAATTATGAACTATGAAGAATTTGTAAAACAAAGCTTTAAAATGAAATATCCAGAGGATACAATATTTCCATCAGAAATTGGAATATGTTTCAGAAAAAGTTATTTGAGTAGAAAATTTGAGTTTGAAAGAGGAATTAATGAAATTAGTCTAGATCTAGGAGAACAACATCATGAGAGAATAGAAAATTATTTTGTCGAAAAATTAGGCTGTAAAAGTGAAGTTGAAGTAAAAGGCGAAATTGAAGGTCTAAAAATATCGGGTAGAATTGACTTAATTTGTAATAACGATCTTATAGAACTAAAAACTATTACAAGTAATTACTTTAATATAAAGGAATATCATCTCTATCAAGTTTCAATTTACTATTATTTATTACAACAACAAAACTATAAAATTGATAATGTCTATATCATATATTTAAATAGAATAAATAAAGAAGTTAAACAATTCCAAATAAATAAAAAAGTATTAGACGAATATATGAAAAAAACAATTGACTGGATTAGAAAATTTAAAGAATTTATGAAATCGCAAGATTATAAAACTATACCTGGAGCGAATAATTATCTATGCAAAGCCTGTGAATTTAGAGCAAAATGTTATGGTTCCTTATTTTGAAAAAATAAAAATATTTTTATTTGTCATAACGTACAATATCAATCGTGAAAATATGTCAGATATATATGAAGTAAAAAAACAACAAATTAAACAAAAAATAGAAGAGATGGATGATAATCAAATATTAAAACTTCTAGAAAATGCTTTTATCTTCAATAGAAAGGTTGAACTGATACTATATACAAAATCCGATAATTCGATAACTGGATATATTAAAATTGCTAATAAAATGATAAAATTCAAAATATGGTTTTCAACTTTCGGCAATACGAAAAGTGTAACTATTGGCAATATAACAAAAATTGTGAAAGGCTGATAGAAAATGATAGATTATGAATTCAATTATGATGAAATAAAAAATGATCTAGAAAATGTGATAAATGAGTTAACAGAAATCAAAGAAAAATTGGAAGAATTAATGAAGATTGTTAGCTATTATGATGAATTATACGACTATTACGAATTTGCAAAAAGTAAAATTGAGGAATTAGAAGATGTGATATTTCAAATAGAAAATATAATTTACAGTTTCAAGTAAAAAATATATTTTTAAAAGAAAAAGAAAAAAGAATTATTTAGCTAAATAAACTCGTTTTTTATATCGGCCACTTTGTGGGTTTAATTCTTCACGTATTATTATCAATCCTTTCTTCTGCATATTATATAACCTTTTGACCATGATAGCATCATATTTATTGGCCCAACTGAATTTTCTGATGAGTTCATCTCTCCATATGCCCTCGGGATGTTGGGCTAAAAAATCTAAAATCTTTTTCTCTTTGGGACCAATTCTAACTTTTCTTACTTTTTGTTCACTCATTTTATCACCAATATATAATATGTCTAAACTTATATTTAAACTTTTCTTTATGCTTTTACGTTTATAATTTACGCTATCTACATTTCTCTAATTCAGAAATAATATGACAAAATTGAAAAAAATAGGTCAAAAAAATAGAAAATAGAAAGTTAAAACTAAAAAAGAAAAAAATTAACTTTATTTTGGTATAATTTCAATTGTATTATCATTCTCAACAATTTCAAAATGTTGACAACTTGATATTGATATTAATTTGTGTTTTTTGTTTAACTTTAACGATAATTCTGGATCATTTGAAACCAACACTGTTTCACATTTTTTGCATTTAATGTATACATAGTTATCTTTTTTTTCGATTTCCACATAATTCATATTTTTCGCCATATTTACATTATGTCATTCCACTTATTTAAACTTTTCTCTCTTTCTTTACCTTTCGATTTTACACCATATAATTTACATCAGCTTTGAAATTTTATTTAAAAAATGAGAAAAATTCTTGATAAAATTAGGAGAATTAGAAATTAGAAAAATTGGAGAAATTGTAGAAAAGAAAAAAAGAAAATTGGAAATTAAAAAAATTGTGGCTTTACCAACATTCAGACATATATCTCTTTACAACTCTTTCTGAAACGCCTAAAATTTGGGAAATTTGGGCTATGTTAAAACCTTTTCTTGCAAGCTCGTGAGCTATACTTATCTCATCATCTCTTGAACTTATATAATATCTTGAACCGTTTACGCTTACAACTTTCATTCTTTTTTCACCAATATAATCTATGTAAAAGCTCATATTTAAAGTTTTCTCTCTCTTTTTATCTTTCTATCTTTCGAAACTTTTAACGTTAAACCTCTTAATTTACAATTTCTGTTAACTTTGAAATTTGATTTGAAAACTAAAAAAAATTAAACATAAAGATAGATAATAAGAAGAATGAAACTAAAAAGTTAAAAGATAAAGTTAGAAAAATAAAAATGAACCAATAAAGAGAAAAAAACGTTAACTTAATACAAATAAAAAAATTATTAAGATTTAGGAAGTAATAGATAAACGTTATCGCCTGCATTTATTTTCACAATAAAATTCTGCTTTAACCATGAAATGTATTTTAAACCACAACCAGGTATCGGATTGTAGAAACATGTTGTTGAAACTTCATGCCATTCGTAATGTGGACAATTCTGAATTATCATTCCGCCTCCAACATCATATTTTTCCCCCAATCTAACATTACAATTTGAACAATAATATGTTGTAACATTTCCTTCTATTTCCCTTTTCAACATCTTTTCATCAATATACATATCTCATCTCTCATATTTAAACTTTTCTTTATACTTTTATCTTTGTATCTTACGTTATTTTTATCATCAGATTATACAACATACGATTTCTCTATATTTAGTAATATTATCTCAAACTTGAGAAAAATTATGCATGGAAATAGAATTCGAAAATAGAAAATATAAAATAGAAGATAATAAAAATAAAAATAAAAAAAACAATTAACTTAATATAGACTTAATGACTTCCAGCCAACAGGGTAACTAAAAACGTATACTATTTGATGTTTTTGACTTTGTGAATTATATTTAATTCTTTCTTCAATAAACAATATCACTACATCACTTTTCGGAATGATAGCATATTCAAATTCTCTTGTATTCTCATCAATATCATTAATATTCATCAATATCATTTCATACTCACCATAGATTTGTCTAATTTTTACATGCCCATCTTTCCCCTTGTGCTCTTTAATTATGAGATAGTATTTTGACTCATTTCTTCCCTCTTTTATCGACTGTTCTATTAATTGATTGATTTGTTCATCGGTTAATTTTTTCATCTTTTCACCAACATATTATATGTAAATTCTCCTTTATAAATTTTTCTCTCTCTTTTTACATCTCTATCTTTCGCCTCCATAATGCTAATTTATCATATTATGTATATGCCAAATCTGTCTACTGAATTTCTTTAACTCCTGCAATCAAAAACTGTTTCCTAACGGTGAAATCGCGTAAAAAAATCTATTTTGGGTTTGTCAATAATTATTAAATTATAACTACTAATTAACTAGTTAGCTAATTATCTAATTATCTAATATGCTAATTCCCTAGTTCTCCAATTTCATAATTTTCTAATTTCTCCTCCAATTTCCTCCATTATATACTGAGAAAAACCCAAACTGTATACAGGCTTTTCTATGGAATTGAAAGAAAAAAAGAAACTATATCTCCGTGATAAGTCTCAAATAATTGACTAAAAATTCAAGGAAAATTTATGAATATACTAATTCCACAATTACATAATTATATAATTATATATAATATAAAACATTTTATCATTTTAACTCTCAAACTCGCAAACTTATAATTTTTAAGTTTCTCAACTTCCAGAACTTTTAATTTATAAACTCACGTTTCGTGACTATACGCGGTCAGTTTTCTATTTCAAAACTTTGCGTAAGCAAGAACTTGAAGTTGAAAAATTAAAACCGCGGATAGAAACGTAATTATATAATTAAAAAATTTGGAAATTGAGGAATTAAAGAATTATAGAATTTGCTAATTTGAAAAATAAAAAATAATAAAAAATAAAAATAAATAAAAATGGAGAGCAGACTATCCACTAACTATATCAACTTTTGGCTCTCCAGGTATTTAAATCTTTCTCCAAACTTTGAATTCTGATCAAGAAAACTCCAAAAAATCCAACTGAATATAATATAATAATTTTGGAATATGTTTAGTAACTTTTTAACTTTAAATTGAGGTTTTGGTTTCCTGAGATTTATAAATTTATAATTTATACTTAATAGTTATTTATATCTCCAGATTAACATCTATTACAAATTCCCAAAGTTTGAATTTGCAAACTTAATAGCTAAAATATGTACAAATATTTGGAAGTTTCTAATTTCCAATTTACTAGTTAAATTTTGTAAATTTCTAAAAATGACAGATTAATTGAAATCTCCAAATTTACAATTTTTTATCAGAGTTGGAAAACTATTTGGAAATGTATAATTAATTGGAACTTAGGAGTTTCCAATTTTTTTAATGGTTCCAGTTAATTTCTGGAAATGTAGAAATTTTTGGAGTTTTGAATTTTTATCACTCCTGAGATAAAATTCCAGAGTGTACAAT